AAGAGCCTTATGGTTTACTCACGACAGATTTTGGGGATCTCTGGATAGACCAAGGATCTACTAACCTGTTAACGTACTCTGAGCAGTTTGATTCTGCGGTGTGGACTAAGAGTAATGTAACAATACTACCTAACGCAATCCTAGCCCCAGACGGCACATTGACTGCTGACAGGATGTTTGAAAATACCGGTACGGTTGGTCGATATATATCGCAAATCGCTTCTAGCTTAGAAATTGGTATATATACTATTAGTTGCTATGCCAAATCCGATTCGGTCGGTAGGTATTTTGGCTTTGCTATACCTACAAATGATACTGCCGGGGGTTATGCGGGTGTCACTTGTACCCTATCAGGTGCTGGCAGTTATGTTTTGCAAGGAACAGCAATTGATGTAGGTATTCAAGCCTTGGCAGATGGTTGGTATCGTTGTTGGTTAGCCGTATCGGTTACTGAAGCAACAACTCGAGATGCTCAGCTTAGAATAACTAATTTATATAACAACGTTTATTCTGCCTACGCTGGTGACGGTGTTTCCGGCATCTATATCTGGGGTGCGCAACTTGAGCATGGAAATATTGGGCCAGGAAAATACCTGCCAACCCTACCTACTTTTATATCCAGAGCCTCAACAGGCACCTACTATGGCTCGGATGGATTGCTCAAAGTTGCTGCAATTGATGAAGCAAGGATGAACTATACCATTGCCAATTTAACTCTAGTTCCTAAGTTATTAGCAGAGGCTGCTGCCACTAACTTATTAACCTATTCTGAGAAATTTGATTATGCAGGGTGGGTAAAAGTCCGCACAACTAGCACAGCTGATACTACTACAGCCCCCGATGGTACGTTAACTGCTGATAAAATCAGAGCCAACACTGAAAGCGTTTCACATTATGTTTACAAAAATAATATGGCTGTGGTAGCAAGCGAAAACTACACATTTTCCTGTTATTTTAAGGCAGCAGAATATGCTTACGTAAGATTACAATTCCAAGAAGGACTTGCCGGTACTGTTGTTGTATATCAAAATTTTGATGTAGCTACGGGAGTTTTGAATAATGGTGTTGGCACTGGCGGCGGGGTGCTTTTAGGTTCCGGTATCTCACCTGTTGGTAATGGATGGTATCGTTGTTGGCTGACGGCAAACATCGGGGCGTATGCAACAGCAGACGCACTTGTTGTGTTATGTAACGCCGCAAATAGTATCTCCTTCGCCGGTAACGACGTTTCTGGCATCTATATCTGGGGTGCTCAGCTTGAGGTAGGTAACTTTCCAACATCCTATATTCCAACTACCACTGAGACTGTGTCACGATCTGCGGATACTACGTCCTCAGCTGCGGTGTCCACTGAAGGTAACAACATGCTTTATGCATGGGATGGCGCTGCTTGGGTTTTGCAACAGGATCAGGCAATAACAACTGCGCTAACAGATTCTGCAGCTGCTCAGGCTACTGCAGATAGTAAAGTTACAACTTTTTACGATACAGTAGAGCCTACAGCTCTTGCCATAGGGGATATGTGGTACAATAGTTCTACTAAGCTATTAAAGAGGTGGAATGGCACAGACTGGGTTGAGGTGAGTAACTATGTAACTGGCACAAGTGAGATTGCGGATGATGCAGGTCTGGGAACTACAGCAAACTGGGGTTCTGTAACAGGTAGACCTTTAACATTACCTGAACTAGACAATGCAGCATCAGTACAATTGGATAAGAAATCTGTAACGTACTATCAGATAGCTGCACCGACTGGCTTAGTTGCTGCTGACATAGGTGATATTTGGTTTGATACTGATGCTTCTTATAAAATGTATTCGTGGAATGGGAGTGCTTGGCAGGCTGTGCAAGATAGTGCAGCAGCAAGCACTGCGGCGGCGGCAGCAAGTACTGCAGCGGGGGCAGCTCAAAGCACTGCAAACTCGAAGATTACCACATTCTATTCTACTTCCACCCCTACTGCGTTAGCCACCGGAGATCTTTGGTATAACAGCACTACAAAGATATTAAAACGCTGGAGCGGATCTGATTGGGAAGATACGGCAAACAATGTTACAAATACATCTGAGCTAACAGATGGTGCAGGCTTAGGAACTACGGCAGATTGGGGATCTGTGAATGGCAGGCCTAACACAACCTATATAGATGGCAGCGGAATCTACACTGGGACAGTTACATCTGCTCAGGTCAACACAAGCGGGTTCACGGCGCAAACAGGTAATATTGCTGATGCAGCTATTACAACAGCGAAGATTGCAAATGCTCAGATTACTACAGCACTCATACAGGATGCAGCTATCACAAGTGCTAAGATACAGAATGCATCTATTACTACAGCAGGCATAGCTAATGCTCAGATAACCTCTGCCTTGATTGCTGATGCTAATATTACATCCGCCAAGATTGCCGATGCTCAAGTTACTACTTTGAAAATAGGTAGCAATGCAGTTACATTACCTATAGGCGCTAGTGGATCTACTGAGGTATACAGTGCAGCTGGAACTGATTTGTTATCTGTAACTTTCACCTGCGTAGGCCAGCCTGTGCTATTGACCGCTTGTGTGAGGGTAAAGGCTTATAGTGGCACAGCAGGGAATTACAGATTGATCTTATATGCAGATAGCACAGCTGTGTTTGATACTGGAACTTCTACAGTCTACGGAAGTACAGCGTATGGAAGCCAGGTTGTTAGCTTATCAGGTATTGTCACTGTAACGGCAGCAAGTCATACATTTAAGCTCTGGGGAGACAGTGACCCTGATGCCGGAGGAGACTGTAGTTTTCTTGCTCGAACATTGGTGGCTACAGAGCTAAGGAGGTAGTATGACAGAGTTTGCGGTGTATGAATTATCTACGGGAAATATCCTCTGGTTTGTTTGCTGCCCTTACGAGTGTATCATGGATCAGGTTATAGACAGCGATAGAGAGATATATCTCAACTGCCCTAAAAGCGCCACAAAGATTGTAGACGGTATTCCAGTTTGATATTGAAATTTTCAATATCAAAGATAGATAACACCACAACTTTATATACAGATAACATATTGACAAGATTTCACTTCCAATCTATAATGTCTGATATGAACTGGAGAATTGTATATGCCTAATATAGTGACTGGAAATACCTCAGGTGATTCGCAGGACATCTTTCGGGATGTCTCCTATACCTATGCAAAGGGCATCAATCTGGCTCCAGATAGCAAGCTGCATAGGCGCATCTTAGCTAGGGTTTGTGAAGTAGCTGATGAATCATATTCCCAGATGTCTAAGCGACACAGTACCTGGAATGATATTGATAATACTCTGAAGGTCTACATCCCTGCAGATGACTATGAAAAGAAGCTGAAGGGAAAAGATAAGAGGAAGCCAACATCTATTGTTGTCCCCTACAGTTATGCTACGGTTGAAACTATTATGGCATACCTAACTAAAGGTCTCCTATCAGATAATGTTTTTCAATATGAGGGAGTTGCACCTGAAGACACTCTTCCGGCGAAGCTCTTAGAGTTGGTTGTTAATCAGCAGGTTAAGAGATATAAATCTGATTTGGAGATGCATACAAGTTTGAGAGATTCTCTCAGCTATGGTTTTGGCGCATCAACTGTTGTGTGGTCAGAGACTTGGGGGAAAAGAACAACTTCACAGATCCTCACACCTTTTGGCATGTTCGGCTCTCAAGGACCAGAAACAAAGATTAAAGTTAACCAAGATGCTTTACTCTTCGAGGGGAATGAGGTCATAGCTATTGATCCGTACAAATTCTTGCCAGATCCCAACGTCTCTATACACAATATCCAGTCCGGGGATTATGTAGGTTGGATTGATTTTCAATCTTTCAATAAGCTCCTCTCTGATGAGAGTTCTATGGAATCTGGTTATGTTAATGTAAAGTTTTTGAGGAACCCAAGATATATTAATCAGGCATCTAAGTATAGTACCGATAACTCTAATCGGATTGCAAAGAGAGAGCCGGCAAACGTAGAGCTTGGATCGAAGCGATCTTATAATACAATCATAAATATGTATATGAAGATCATCCCTAAGGAGTGGAGTCTCCCTGGGTCGGAGGGAAACAGTGCTGGGGAGTACCCAGAGATATGGCTCTTCACAGTTGCTAATGAGCAGTTAGTTTTGAGAGCCGCCCCTCTTGGGCTGAACCACAATAAGTATCCAATTGCAGTAGCTGCTCCTGACTACGATGGCTATTCGATTACGCCAATATCTAGGATGCAGATCATAGATGGTTTACAGACAACTCTGAACTGGCTCTTCAACAGTCATATTGCTAACGTAAGAAAAGCTCTCAANGACATGCTGATTGTNGATCCATCTTTGGTTAACATGGAAGATTTGGAAAATCCATCTCCGGGGAAACTCATCAGATTGAGGAGAAGTGCTTGGGGGAGGGGTGTAGCTGGGGCGGTTGAGCAACTTAAGATCCAAGACATAACTTCTAACAATATGAGAGATGCTGAGCAGATCATGAGTTTGATGCAAAAAGCATCTGCGGCTACTGACTCAACTATGGGTATCCAACGCTCAGG